ACATTCTTGTTGTACACGTGCTTCCAATTCTTTATCAAACAACTCAGGGTATTCTTCACGGAGAGTTTGAATTAGTTTAATACCTACTTGTGCGTGTAGCATCTCTTCATTGCGAGTATATTGTACTTGCTGAGCACAATCTTTCATTACTGCTTTGTTACGGTTCATATGCATAATAATATAGAATTGACTAAACAGACTTACATTTTCAACAAAGAGTGTAAACAACATAATGGAATAAATGTATTGTTTACGTTCGTCTTTATAAACTTTTTTATTATATTTGCGCAAGTAATTAACTCGCCCTTTGATTACATCTACATTAAGGTTCTCTTCGAATACGTGTGTAAGATGTAGCACATCAAGAATTTTCTCATAGGCCATATTATGGATAACCTCTGAGTTGGCCATTGCATAACCTAAGTCTTTAATTGATGGATGTGGTAAGTGATTGCCTACATCAGCCCAGAAAGATTTTACTGCAATCTCAATCTGGCCAATGGCAGACATTGTCTTAACAACAACTTGTTGCTCTGCTGGTGTAAGATCATTTTTAAATTGTGAATAGTCGGACCGAAAGTTGAACTCCTCTGGTGTCCAAAAGCCTTGCCATATGGCCTCTATAAATTGTTTGGTCCAAGGATAGAGGTCGGGCTTTCGTGCGATTTGCTCCGTAAATAGCATATATTACTCCGTGAAAATATGAATAAGGGAAATACCTTATCTCATTAGGTAGTATTATATATCATATCCGATTTCTTGTAAATAGCTAAATGTAGTAAAATGTAACAATTATTTTCTAAATATTGTATCTTTTTTTGAAACAGTCTATTCTTCTTTTGCAGGCTCTTCAGGAGCTAGTGCTTCCTCATAGTAACCAACTATTGCTTGCTCATCTTTAATGTATCTGCGAAGATCACCAATACCAATTGCAAGGTTTTCATATCCTTTTGGTGTAATGGCAAAGAGTACAGCTGAACCAGTAGATGCTTCGATCTCAGCAATCTTTGCTTCTATATTATCAGGCGTCAAGATAAACCATTCCACAGGTGGAAAGTTAACACCTTTAGGTGCTTCTTGAATAGGAATTCTTTGTTCGACGTATTCAGTCTTTACTGCTACTATCGGTTCCGCTTGACTCCCCAGACACCCCATCAGCATCAGCGGTGATAGGATCAGGAGATGTTTCGCTTTCAATTCTTTTGATAAGTCTGTTAACCGCATTGTTCACTCTTTCTTCCAAGCCTTCTGGATCTTGGATTGCTTCCATAGTTAGATCAATTTTAGCCAAGACGCCTCTTAGTTTATCAAGGTGTTTTGACGATTGCTGTAACCTCTTACTAAGGTTACGATTTAATTCTTCATTTCTTTTAGCATCAGCTTCCATAGTCTCAACTGTATTCTGTAGAGTTTCCGCTACATTTACTAGCTTGACATTATTCTCTCTCAGTGTAGCTATCGTTGCTTGTGTGGTATCATAGTAATATTTTCCAGCATAACCAACAGCAGCCATCATACTAAGAATAAAAAGTGCGATGTAAAGTTTAATCATCTTGATGGTTTATAAACTTACGGAACCTTTTAAGTAGAACCGGATGTTTATCCTTTCTTCTGCGCTTATCTGTTACAGATATTTCTTTTACTCTTGGACCTGTATTAGGAGCCATATCAACACCACCATGTGCTATTGAATTTGTTGGTGCATCCTCTTTAACTTTTTTCTTCATCTGATTAGTTCCCCTGCAGTAACGTATATGTTCTGCATAGATTTTAAATGTGTCACTTCATAGATGTCTAAACCTAATACATCACCAACAGGATAACAGTTCTCTGGTATCCTTACCTGATCTCTTGTCTTTACCAATTCTTCGCAGTTCTTGTTTAGAACCTTATCACCATTTACTCTATAAACACCTGGCGACAATTGCTTTTGTTCTAACATAAACCATTCATTATTTTCAGCTAATAGATCGAGTGGATCAATATTACTTTCTCTTAAAATCTTATCAAAGTTATTTACGCCATATTTCTCTTTCATTAAGTAAAGAGCAGCTGCATAAGAACCAATTTTCTTACCAGGGATTAGTTTCTTAATATTAAATACTAGCCTATGGAATGTATTATAGGCTCCCTTTTCATCTTTTGTTTCAGGCTTTTTAAGTTTCTTACCTTTTTCATCAATAAGACCCAACTCAAATGCTGTAGTTTTATCAAACGGCGTAGTGAGCAACCTGAGAAACCTCAGGGTGTAAACTAGATCACCTGCTCTTGATAAAAGTCCCATTTAAATATTCCTTAGTGCCTGTACTACAGTCTCGTCCATAGTTACATCAATTATTTCTGTATTATCAATCATTCTTAAATATAATATAAAAGGTTTGATGATAGGCCATTGAGGATCATCTAATCTTATCTTTAACATCTCAACTGTTGGTTTAACACCAAACACATTGTGAAGCACGATAAGATGATTTAGAATAAGGCGATCTGCAAGATAGCCTGTCTCAATATACCTATTCACCAATCTCTTTACATATTTAAACCTTTTAAGGTCCTCTATGAATTCATCGTGATCTGCACCAAGTGGATTATAGTAATGTTTTGCTGCATACAGAGGAAGGTTATCCTCAGTCAATTCAATATTCATGATATCCCAAACTTTGTTAATCTTTTAGCATTGCGCCTTTCAAAGTATCTATCAAAGTTTTTCTACTCTTCCTACGGTCAAGTTCAATACCATGTTCGCGACCAACTTCTTCAAGTTCAGCTTTACTCATACCTTCCATACCATCAATATCATCAACATCTACATAGATTTTATCATTAGATGACAGCATAGTAGCTGTAGGTGCGATAGGAGCTGGTTCGGCTTCTATCAACACTTGAGCAGTATCGCCATTATACTCATCGATTTGTTCTTGAGTAAGTTTAGCAGGTTTAAGAATTTCTGGTCTTACATGATGCTTCCAACCTTTCAGAGTTGGAATAGCATTTGGACACCAGCCTGGGGCTTTAATCATTTACATTTTTCCTTCGGGTTTATCAGCTACTTTATCACCTTGCTTGTTATCACCAGGGCGAAGTGGTGCAGCTTTCATTGGGTTAGCTAAAGCAGATGCATTCTTTTTGATTGCTACTGCGATATCAACTTTATCACCTTGTTTCTTATCATCACTTTTTTCGTGATCATCAACAAAGTCTTTTGAAGATTTTGAATCCTTAGCATCAATCTCTTCAGGTTTTTCTGCATCTTTCTTAGGAGCCATTGCTTTTTCTAAGATACGTGCATATACTGGCCATTTTGGTTCTGCCATTTCATTACCTTCCTTTACACCTGCAGCAAGAGGTCTTGCACTCACGGGTTTTGTTGCCCTAAGTTTACTAATACCTGCTTTGGCTTTATTCAAACGATTTCTATCATTTCTTTTCTTTGTCATTTTCTTTAGCTTTGCTTGAGCAGCATCAGCTCTGCCAGAAACAGAAAATCTATTAACAGCTTTCTTTACACCTTTACCTGCAAGGCTAGCTGCACCTTTGGCTAGTGTGCCGAGGATCTCATCTAGTTGCTCATTATCCATTGATTCTGATAGAGAATCCAAATCTTCGATAGACATAGCTTCAAGTTGTTTAAATGTATATGACTCATTCTTTTCCATTTTGGGTTCTTCTTTACCCTTGCCAGGATTCATCACAGCTGTATCATCTTTTGATTTAGCTTCTTTTTCAGATGGACAATCCTTAGAATGGTTTTCCATAGAACCTTCACATTTAGGACAAGGCGTTGTTTTATCTTCAGCTTCATCCATTTTCTTAGAGATAGCTTTACGACGTTTATGTAGATACTTATCTGATGAATCTGTATCGCCATCGTTATCAATATCTGTGTCATCACGATCTTTATGCTTGCCTTTTAGTTCCTTTTTATCGACAGGATCCATGGCTTCTTTTGATTCTTTCTTTTTATCCCAAGGTGCCTTAGGTAATGTTACTGCAGCTTTACCTGCAGGTGTTGCCGCAGACGCTTTAGATAGGGCCTTTTGGTTAGTCATTTTTTTATTTTCGTTGACTTCAGCATATCTAGCCGCCAACTTTGACATTATGTCGCTCATTTGTGTCTCCTTACATCCAAAGTTGAGCTGCGATTGCACTCCCGATAGCAACGATTGCTACCCAGAATAGTTTATTTATAGTATGTACGGTGCGAGCATTATCGTCACACTTCTTTTCAATATTATCCAATTTAGTTGAGAATTTATTCATTCGTTCCCATGAACGTTCTCTATATTCGTTATAAGCATCCATCTTTTCTTCGAATCGAGCCAAAGATATTAAGACTTCACTCATCTTATCCATCTTTTCTTCGATTCTGTCGAGGCGTTTCTTCCAGTCTACATCTGCCATAACTTAACACTTCCATCTTCTGAGCGACATAGCCTTACGAGTAGGTCTCCCTTTTTCGTCTTTCATAGGACCTTTCATTCCGCCCATACGTGCACAGAATGATTTCCTACGGCCAGCTGCTTTACTACCAGCTTTTGCTTTACCTGTAACTGGAGCCTTTAAGTTGCTACCAGTTTTTCTATTAATAGCATCTCTGCCTTTTTGAGTGAGACCAGCACCTTTTTCTGTAGCTCTGTAATGGCCTTTGCCATCAGCTCCACGTCCTTCAGTGAATCTCTTAAAACTTTTCATTCTACATAACCCTTGTCACCAGGCTTCTTGTTATGATTAAAAACTTTCTTACCAAGTGGTGTTAGATTGCCTTTTTTATCATACATTTGATTAACAAGTTGCTTTTCTTTTGCAGTTAATTCAGTAATAGGTTCAACACTCTCACTTGTGCTTTGAGCATGTTTAATCTGAGCATCTGTAGGTGCGCCTTTAGCACCTTTCTTTCTCATCTTTTCTCCACGTGCTTTCTTAGCAGCAATGTTTGCCCAAAGGCCATTGCCTTCTTTGACTTCTTTCCAGCCCATCTGAAGGTATGTTCTTAGCTCTTGCTTGTTAACCATTCTCTCGCCTTTACCACTCTTGGCGATTTTAATGTTACGCTTTTCATCAAGCTCAGTTTCTTCT